AGGCGGAAGACTGAACGTGAGCGCGCCGACGTCGCACGCAACGCCGAGGCGATCCGCGCGCGGTGTCAGACGCTGGTCGGGTTCGTCCGCGAGGCTTGGCATGTGCTCGAGCCGACCGCGCGCTACGTGCATAACTGGCATGTCGACGCGATCTGCTGGCATTTAGAGGCAGTGACCAAGGGCGAGATCACCCGCCTTTTGATCAACATACCGCCAGGCGAAATGAAGTCCCTTCTCGTGTCGGTCCTGTGGCAAGCATGGGAATGGGGCCCGAAAGGGCTTCGCTCGCTCCGCTATCTCGCGACGGCGTTCAACGACGGGCCAGTCAAGCGCGATACGCGCAAGTGCCGGGATCTGATTCTTTCGGATTGGTATCGGTCGCTTTGGCCCGAAGTCGAGTTGACTAGGACAGGCGAGACCTCATTCGCCAATTCCTCGACCGGAGTTCGAGAGGGCGTGGCGTTCGGCTCGCTGACCTCGCAGCGAGGGGATCGCGTTCTGATCGATGATCCACACTCGACGGACACGGTCGAAAGCGATCCAGAGCGGGATAGCGCGACACGACGGTTTCGCGAGCGGGCGATTTTCAGCGTCAACGATCCTGTGCGCAGCGCGATCGTCGTGATCATGCAGCGTCTGCATCAGAACGATATTTCTGGCGTCATCCTGAAATACGGGATGGATTTCGTTCACGTTTGCCTGCCAATGGAGTTCGAGCCGGAGACGCGAAACGAGACGCGATGGTTCACCGATCCGCGGCAAGCCGACGGCGAATTGCTCGACCCGGAACGGTTCCCTCCCGCCGAGGTCGAAAAGCTCAAGCGCAATTCGACCAGCTACGCCTACGCGGGGCAGTTTCAGCAACGCCCGTCCGCGCGTGAAGGCGCCAAGTTCAAGCGAGCGTGGTTCGCTGACAAGATCATTCAGCCTGGCGCCGTGCCGACTTATACGACTTGGGTTCGGCATTGGGACCTCGCCGCGACCGCAAAGAAGACGTCGGCGCGCACGGCCGGCGTCAAGATGGGCCGAACCTCTGACGGGCGCTTCATCGTCGGGGATTGCATCGCGGACCAGATTGCCGGGCAAGAGGTCCGTAAGCTGATCAAGGCGACGGCACAGACGCTCGACGGCAAGTCGGTTCATATCAGCCTGCCGCAAGACCCGGGGCAGGCCGGCAAGGTGCAGGCGGAGGACTATATCGCATTGCTCGCTGGGTATGTCGTTCAAGCGGAGCCGGAGACCGGCAACAAGGAAATGCGCGCCGAGCCGTTCGCGTCGCAGTGCGAGGGCGGCAACGTCTACCTGGTAGAGGGCGAGTGGAACGCGGCCTACCTCGACGAGATCTGCTTGTTCCCGACCGGATCGTTCAAGGATCGCGTCGACGCCAGTTCGGGCGCTTTCGGCTACCTGACGATGATGGAAGACGACCCCGCCGAACTCTGGCGCCGCGCGTTTCCGAATTGAGGCGTTTTCGTTTATTCGCGCAAGAGAATGGACGGCTTCTATAATGGCGGTTGCGAGGATATCGAAATCGACCATCGATAAAGCGGCCAAAGACGAGCGCCGCGCTATTCGAGAAAGCAGTAAGTCAGCGAAACTGACGGCCGACGCTTACCAGAATTTTGTTCAAAGTGTCGGGCTTGGAACCGACAACTCTATGTCGGGCTCGACGTATGGCTTCGCGCCAATCACGCGCATTCGGACCCTGCTCGAATGGATTTACCGCGGGTCATGGCTAGGCGGCGTCGCGGTCGACATCGTCGCCGACGATATGACCCGGGAAGGCATCGAACTGGTTTCGACCATCCCGCCCGAGGATGTCGAGAAACTGCAACAGACGATGACGCGGCTCGGCGTTTGGGGCGGAATCAACGATACGATCAAATGGTCCCGGCTCTACGGCGGATGCATCGGCGTGCTGCTGATCGACGGCCAGGACGTCTCGACGCCGCTGAATATCGATCGCGTCGGCAAAGGCGCGTTCAAGGGGATATTGCCGCTTGATCGATGGATGGTCGAGCCGAACCTGAACGATCTCGTCACCGATCTCGGGCCTGAACTCGGGTTGCCGAAATACTATCGCGTCGTCGCCGACGCGCCCGCGCTGCGCATGAAGAACATCCACTATTCCCGCTGCATGCGGCTGATCGGGATCAAGCTGCCGTATTGGCAAGCCGTGATGGAGAACCTCTGGGGGCTGTCAGTCTTCGAGCGGCTCTACGATCGGATGGTCTGCTTCGACAGCGCCACGCTCGGGATGGCGCAACTGGCTTCAAAAGCGTTCATTCGCACGTACAAGTTGAAGGGCTTTCGCAAGCTGCTAGCCGAGGGCGGCAACGGCAAAAACGCCGTCATGGCGTGGGTTCAGTTGATGCGTCAGTTGCAGGGCAACGAAGGCATCACGCTTATCGACGGGGACGACGAATTCCAAGCCACGCAAGGGACGTCGTTCGTAGGGATCGGCGAAGTCATTTTGCAACTCGCGCAGCAAATCGGCGGCGGGCTGCAAACGCCGCTGACCCGGCTTCTCGGGCAGTCGCCCGCTGGATTGAACGCAACTGGCGAAAGCGATCTTCGCACCTATTACGATGGCACGAAACAAAAGCAGGAAATGGAGTTGCGTGAGCCTTTGACGAAGATCCTACGCGTAACGGCGAAATCCGAAGGTGTCGCCCTTCCCGACAATTTCTATTTCACGTTCATGCCGCTTTGGCAGCTTTCAGAGGATCAGAAGTCGCAAATCTTCGCGCGCGATTCGGCGGCGATCGCGGACCTTTTGAGCGAGGGAATTATTTCGATGCAGGTCGCGCTCAAGGAATTGCGCCAGCTTTCGCGATCGACCGGACGCATGTCGAACATCGCGGACGAGGATATCGACGCGGCCGACGACAAGCCGGCGCCGGGGATGGAAATGCCGCCAGGGATCGAACCGAAGATCGGACCGGATAAGGCGCCCGAGGATAAGAAGATCAAGAGCGCGGAAGACTCAGCGCACGTGTTGCGGCCACTGAAGGCGGCTTGAAATGGTTGAAAACACCGCAATTCCAGAGTTCCAAATCGCAAAATTGTCGCTTGCCCCCGGCGATATTCTCGTCGTGCGTCTCGCCCGTCTCCCTCAAACGCCGGAAGATATGGACAGAATTTCGAAATATCTTCGTCGAAGTATCCCTGCGGCCAACAATGTTCTGATTATCGACCAGGGATGCGAGCTGTCAGTCCTCACGGTCGATCAGCTTGCCCAGATCAAGGCGGCTTGAGATGGTTACGCAGATATTTCGCTTCCTGATCACGCTGGTCGTAATCGCGTTGATGTTCTTTCTGATCGTGTGGGTTCTCGGCGAGCTTGGCATCGTCATTCCAGCGATGGTCATGGTCTGCCTGAAGATACTCGCCGTGCTGATTGTGCTGCTGATTGCGTGGCAGTTCTTCGGAGGCTATCTTACGGGATGGGGCGGCGGATGGTTCGGTCCGGGGCCGCGAAATGGGCCTGGGCCGGATACGAGATTGTAGAGCTTCGCTGGGCACGAAGCTGTGATGCGAGACCAAGGGCGCCAAATTTGAGCGCCTCTCGCCGTCGCGCCGCCGACAAAAAGGACAAGCGCGAATTCAGTTCTCGCAACACGTTCGAGAAGGTCCGCCGCGCCGAGGCTAGATACGCGATAGGCCTTCGCGCCATCGCCAATCATATCGGCCATGTCACGAAAGCGTTCACGCCGGGCGATCCGGATCAGATGACGGTTTTGCAGCGGCTGCTGCGCGGGTATGCCGACATCATCAAGCCGTGGGCCGTCAATCATGCCGAGCGCATGTTGGCCGACGTGGCGCGGCGGGATTTCGCGGTTTGGGCGCGCCTCTCGCGGACGATGTCGCGCAATCTGCGGCAGGAAATCGAAACCGCGCCGACGGGCATGTTGATGCGCACGCTGCTAGGCGAGCAGGTCGCGCTGATAACGAGCTTGCCGCTCGAAGCCGCCGAGCGCGTCCACAAGCTGACGATCGAAGGTATGATGCAGGGCTCGCGCGCCGCGGAGATCGCCAAAGAGATCATGGCGAGCGGCGAGGTGGCGCAGAGCAGGGCGGATTTGATCGCCGTGACTGAAGTTGCGCGGACAGCATCGTTGCTCGTACAGGCGCGATCGGAACACGTCGGCTCCACGGGGTATATCTGGCGCACCGCGCGCGACGCGCGAGTCCGCAAGGAACATAAAGTGCTCGAAGGCCAGTTCATATTATGGAACGCGCCTCCTATCGCAGGATCAAACGGCGAGCGCGCTCACGCTGGACAAATCTATCGGTGCAGATGCTTTCCCGAGCCGGTGCTCGCAGACGAACCATAGGAGTTATCTGATGAAAAACTGGCTCAAGTTGTTTGCGGCCGCGCTCGCGGCTCTCGCCGCGTCTCCCGCGCTGCCGCAAAGCGTTCCGTCGGCGAATCCGACATACATTCCGGCCGCGCTCATTCCGCCCGCGACGATCGCAACCGGCGTCGCGTCGACCTATCCATTCCAGGTCAACAGCGCCGGCGCGGTGTTCATGACGATCGCGGGCTCGCCTAGCGGTCTCGCGGCCACGGTCCAAGGCGCGGTCTCGCGATCGGGAACCATCACCTGGGTCAATCTGTCGGCCGATGCAGTAGGCGGCGTGCGCGTCTCGGCGATCGTCGCGGCAGGAACCTATCGCATCAACACCGCGGGCTATGCGCAGGTTCGACTCAACGTCTCGGCTCTGACGTCGGGTGCGACGACGGTTGCATTCTCCGGCGGCCTCGGACAATCGTTCGTGACCACCCTAACGCAGCCGCGCGCCACATTCTCCGCGGCATCGTTGATCGGGACCGGCGCCACGAACCATTTCCTCGTCGTGGCTGGATCAGCGACGAAGACCGTACGCATCACGCACATCGAGTGTTCGGGCTTCGCCACCACGGCACTCAACGAACAGATCACGGCCGAGGTCGACAGCGCGGCCGATACCGGCGACGCAGGAACCGCTTTGACCGCAACCCCGCACGATTCGAACAATGTGGCGGCGACCGCGACCATCGTTAAGCACACGACGAGTCCGACGCCGGGCGCCTTGGTCGGCTTGGTGCGCGCCGGGGCGCTCATGCTCGGCAATGCCGCCACCGTGATCCCGACCGGGCTTTCGTGGGACTTCGGCATACGGCCGGGCGAACAGGAAATCGTGCTTCGAGGCGTCGCGCAGGAATTCGCGCTGAACACCAGCG